GAAAGCGAAATACTAAAACTAGCAGTTAGTGATGGGATCAAGAGATGTTGTATGCGTTTTGGTATAGGACTAGAACTATGGACAGGCGACACAACAGAGGAAGAACACTACGCAGGTGTAGTGCAACCAAAGGCAGAGCCACCTAAAAAAAAAGAAGTAGCACAAGAGATTACGAAATCCCCTTCTAGTATTACAGAGGGTCAGCTAAAAGAAATGGTATTTAGTATGTGCAACGAGGATAAAAATTTTGCAAAGAAATGCTACGAAACAAGTATGACACGACTTAAAATGGATAAGACTATTAGCGACAATGTAGCTGATTGGTCTAACGATAATGTAGATAAATTTTTATTACTTGTTGAAAGTTATGTTACAAAATTTAAACAAGATTTTGAGGACAGAGCTGGTAATACAGAGGTAGTAAATAATATAATAGAAACACTAGGAGATGTAGAAGAAAAAGAAAGCGAGGAAGATATGGCTGATATACCAGAGGGTAAATGGATGGAAGATCCTATAAGTGATGGACAGAAGAACTTTATTGAAAGTCTTATTACACAAGCTATTGATGGTGGATTAGATGAACTAGGTGCTGAAGCTAAGTCATACTTAAATAGTGGCGAAGCTACTAAGGGTAATGCTAGTGCTATGATTGACAAGTTAAAGAGTGCGTTGTCTTAGTTGTGGTGTAGGCGAAATTGATATGTTCGGTGAGCCGACAC